AAGCACATCTGAGCTCTCCCCCCAGCAGCCCGGTTTTATGCGAAGATCCACTGCATAAATCCCGTGTGTGACCTAGCGTAACCATGAATCGGGTAACCCACAGTAAGGCGGTCCCGGTGACTAAGCGTGAACAGTCGGTGGAGTCCGCTACCCGCGACATGATCAACGGAATGGGTACTCTCACACCCCGGCAGCAGGTCGTCGCGGCTACCGCCTGCCGAGTCGCGGCGAACCTCGATGCCGAGTTCGACGGGTCGAAGGCCGCCGCGCTGTCCCGTGAGCTCCGCCAACTCGTCGTTATCCTGCAGCCGATCGCCGGTGCCGGCCCGACCGCTCACGAGGACCCGATCGCCGCGCTGCAGGATGAGGTCGGTCGCAAGCGTCGCCAGCGTGAGCAAGGCGCGTGAGCGAACTTCTGGGCCGGCAGGAGCCCACCTTCCTGTGGATTCCCGAGCACGATTTCAGCCTGGGCCAGGAGGTCATCGACCTGGCTGCGGCCGCCGGGCTGGTGCTGGACCCGTGGCAGCAGCTGCTCGTCAAGCTGGCGTGTTCGACGGATCCGGTCGGGGCGTGGCTGTGCTTCGAGGTCTGCGTGATCGTGTCCCGGCAGAACGGCAAGGGCTCCTTCCTCGAGGCGATGGAGCTCGGCTGGCTGTATCTGTTCGGCGATCGGCTGATCACCCATTCTGCGCACCTTTTCGAGACGTCTCGGGAGCATTTCCTACGTATGCAGCGGCTTATCGCCGATAATGACGACTTTTCGCGCAGGGTGAAGCGGATGCGGGAAGGGCGCGGCGCTGAGGAGATTCAGCTGGTTGGTGGGCAGCGGCTGAAGTTCATGACCCGTAAGGGTGGTGCCGGTCGCGGGTTCAGCGGGTCGAAGGTTGTTCTCGACGAGGCCATGTACCTCGATGTGACGATGATGGCGGCCGCGTTGCCGACCCTGTCCACGTTCCCGAACGCGCAGGTCTTCTACACCGGGTCGGCTGGCATGAAGCATTCGACCCAGCTCGCGTCGGTGCGGCGCCGCGGCTATGCGCGTAATGATCCGTCGCTGATGTTCGCCGAGTGGGCCGCGACCAAGGCTGTTTATGGCCCGCAGGGTGAGCTGCTGTCGGGTGATGATCCGGCGTCGCCGGTCACGTGGGCGAAGACGAATCCCGGGCTGGGGATCCGGATCCGTGAGTCGTACATCCGTAAGGAGATGGCGTCGTTGGGCGGACCAAGGTCGAAGGAGTTCGGCACTGAGCGGCTTGGTATCGGTGATTGGCCGCAGGAGGACGAAACGTGGGAGGTCATCGACAAGGAATCCTGGTCGGCGCGGGCCGACCAGGCATCCCAGATCGCCGAGGGAAGTGTCATCGCCTTGGCGTTGGACGCGGACCCGGACCGGGCGATGGGCACCATCGACGTGGCCGGGCTCCGGTCGGACGGCCGCCGGCACGTCGAGGTCATCGAACGGCACCGGGGCACCGGCTGGATTCTCGGGGCCAGCCTCGCGGCGACCGGCAAGGAAGACGACTCGGAACGTGAACTGTCCGGCTGGGAACAGGCGATCGTGGATCGGATGGTCGACCTTGGTACGCGGCACGAGGTGTGCACGGTGGTCGTGTTGAAGACTTCGGCTGCGGCGAGCATCATCGCCGCGCTGCTGCGGGCCGGTCTGCCGGTGAACTCCCCGACGGAAACCGAATACGCCCAGGCGTGCGGCGACTTCTACGAGGCTGTCGTCGAGAAGGAGACGGTCGTGCATATCGATCAGCCGTCGCTGAATGCCGCGGTCGGTGGGGCACGTAAGCGCAGCAGCGCCGAAGGTGGATGGCGGTGGGCGCGGGACGTTCCGAGCGATGCCGCCCCGGTCGTGGCCGCGACGCTGGCGCTGTGGGGGTTGGAGAGCTTCGGCGTCGCCCCCGATCCGCAAATCTTCTACTAATCCTGCCGTATGACCGGAAATCCTGCGGCGCAACCACGGTCTGACATCGGATTTTCCTGGAAACGTGTAGCCTGCCTTCAAGAAGGAGTCGGGCATGCTCACACGTTGGCTGGCCGCTGGGTGCGCCGTGGCGGGCGTGACGGTACTTGCCGGCCCCGGCTGGGCGCTGCTCGCCGCAGCCCTGACTCTCGCGGTGCTACCCGAACCCCGGTCTTTGGCGATCCTGGCGGATCGGGTACGCGGCGCGGCGGTCGGTGTCCGGGAGAAGACGCGCGTGATTCGTGCACGTGGCGCCGGCCGCCGCGCTGTCGCGCAGGGCCAGATGGTCGCCGCGCTCATCCTGGGACCGCTGGGCATGATCGTCTGGGTTGGTGTCGGCGCCGGGCTGGTCGTCGCCGCGGCGGGCCTGGCCGTGTTGTCGCTGCACCTCGGCTGGAATGCATAGGCCCGGGCCGTGGGCTGGCTGACCGGGCCCCGCGAGCAGGCGGCCAAACAGGGCGGGGTCATCGACGGCCGGCAGAGTTTCATGTCGGTGCCGTCCGGGCTCGGCGCCGGCGGACCCAACCTGGCCGGCAAGATCGAACAGGATGGGTCGTTCGGTAACTACGCCGCAAACGGGTACGGCCGTAACGAACTCGTCTACGCCTGCATCCGCTACCGGGCCGAGAGCCTGCCCCAGTCGGTACTGCGGGTGTACCCAGCCGACCGGCCCCGCACCCCGGCGGTGCTGCCCGGCAACGGCCCGTCGATCGATGATCACCGGTTGCGGAGGCTGTTCGAAAAACCGAACCCGGTTACCGGGGAATTCGAGTTCTGGGAACTGTCGTCGACGTACAAGGACCTGTCCGGCACCTCTTTTTGGCTGGTGGTCAACGGCCGGGACGGATTGCCGTCGCAGATATGGCCGCTGCGCCCGGACCTGGTCGGGGTGCTGCCGAATCCGCGTGACCCCGGCGACTATGTGTGGATCTACCGGCCTGACCCGTTGCGGCCGGAGATCTCCGTGCCCGTCCCGGACGCAGGGTCGCCGCTGGCCAAGGGCGCCGAAGCGTTCATGATCCGGGTGCGGTACCCGAACCCGAACCCGAACGACCCCGGCTGGCGCTACTTCGGGCAGCCGCCGCTGCGCCCCGCCGCCCGGGCCACCACCCTCGACAACGCCGCGACCGACTTCGCCGACTCGCTGCTCCGCAACCACGCCATGCCGTCGGTGGTGATCGAAACCGAGCAGGCGATCACCGCGACATTGCATGAGCGGCTCAAGGCGATGTGGCGGCAGGCGTTCGGCGGGCCCAACCGGGGCACGCCGGCGTTCCTGCAGAAAGGGATGAAGCTTCACGAGGTGGGGATTACCCCCACCGACCTGGAGTTCCCCGACCTGCGGGAGGTGTCCGAGGCCCGGATCTGCGCCGCGTTCGGCGTCGAACCTGTCCTGGTCGGCACGAAACTCGGCCTGACCCACAACGCGTACAAGGACTACCACGAGGCGCGGGCGTCGTTCTGGGAAGAGGCGATGGTCTCCGAACAGCGCCGATTCATCGAACCGATCCGGTCCCATCTGCTGCCCCGCTTCAGCGGCGTTGGCCGCCGGTCGGTGACGGTGGAGTGGGACAACTCCGGTGTGCTGGCGTTGAAGGAAGCCGAGCAGGCCCGCTGGGACCGGGCCATCTCCGCGCTCGGCCGCGGCGGGATCACCCGTAACCAGTTCCTGCAGATCATCGGCCTGCCGACGGTGCCCGGCGGGGACGTGTTCCTCACCCCGACCGGTGTCACACCGGAGCCGGCCGGAACGCCACAGACCGCGATCGAGGCTGGCATGGCCAGCGCCAGCCTGGGCCTGCTGGCCGCCGAGTACGGAATCGAACTATCCGCCGACGAGCTACGCGCCCTGCCGGTGCGGGAGGAGTCATAGGCATGGATGCTGAGCTGTTCCGGATCGGTGTCGGCGGTGTGGTGCCCGTCCAGTGGGAGGCGGAGAAGTCCGACAGCGGCCCGGGCACTCTGACCGGCTGGGCGTCGGTGTACAACGTCGTCGACCAGCAGGACGACGTGGTTGTGCCGGGAGCGTTCCGCAAGACCCTGTCGGATTGGCGGGCGTCGAAACGGGTCATCGGGCTGACCCTCGACCACCAGAACGACGCCGACGGCGTCATCGGCAAACTCACCGACGCGCAGGACACCTCATACGGGCTGAAGACCACCTTCACGTTCTCATCGACCGCGAAGGCTCAGGACGCCCGCACGAAGGCCCGCGAGGGAATCCTGAACGGCCTGTCGTTCTTCGGCCCGATCATCAACAAAGGCTTCGACACCGTCGCGGGAAAATCGGTTCAGCTGCTCAAGGAGGTCGGGCTGTGGTTCGTCGGCCTGACCCCGATGCCGGCCAACACCGGAGCCCTGGTATTGGCGGCTAAGGGTGGCCAAGACGAGGACGACGACCCGCTGTCCGACGTATGGATCTGCGACATGAAAGCCGCCCTGACCATCACATCGAAGCCGGCAAGAAAGGCCGCCGTCGACCTGCTGGTGCGCACCCAATACCAGCTACCCGAACCGGTCGTCGAACCGGACGGCGGCGGCGCCACACCCGACGAGAAAGACGGCGGGCTCGACGACGCCGCGAAGTACGCTCTGTCGATCATCGGCGAATCCGGGCCGGACACCAGTCCACCCGACGG